ATTTAGATTGTCCTTTTCTCAAAAATGTTATCTCAAACTGGGATGGTGGAATCATAATGTAGTTTTTTAGAAACCCCCCCACTCCCCCTTGGTTATTATTAAAAAATTCAGGAGCTGAATGTCTTCTAAATTCATAAATTATTTTCCAAACATCATCAGCTTCTTTTGCACTTTTTGGTGAAAAAATAAAATCAAAATTAAATGCTCTAAGAAGAGGACTAACATACAAAACTTCAACAACAGGATTGAGAGCATAACCAAATAAACCAGCAGCTGTTCTTAATGCTGGGGTCAATACACCCCTATCAAATTTATTAAGACCGACAGTCGCATTTCCAATTGTTGGAAATGCTGTCCGTGCAGCTACTGCAGCTGCTGATCCTACTCCTGCTACAGCTGCAGCAGCTAAACTTGCTCCTGAGGGCAATCCATTAAGTGTTGCTTGTGCTCCTGCAACTAAACTAGTACCAATAATACCAAGTTTTTCCAACAAGCTTGGAGTTTCAAAGTTTTGTCTATTATCAACAACTATCGTATCAGGCATATACAATGAAATGGCTCTTTTTATTCTTGTAAATTTTCTTGTTAAACTAGGAGTATTTTGAAGATTTCGATCTCTTCTTGACTGAAATCCTGCAGTTTGTCCTGTAGCATTTTCGGCGGGTGTTTCTCGTTTATTTAAATCATTTGAATTATCGTGAACATTGATATTAAATAGCATAGCATGTGATAGATTTTCAATGTCAATAGGATAATTCAAAGAAGAAAATTGATAGGGATTGTTTGCAAGCGTAGCTAAGGGTCCAGCCCCCATTCTACCGCCAAAATCATCTTTTCTTGTAGCTTGTCTATAATCTGCTGCCATCTAAATATTTCCGTAACTTTTACTATATTTATCATGTCATACAAAGGCCGCTTCATACCAACAAATAGTCAAAAATATCGCGGAGATCCCACACGAATCATATATCGTAGTCTTTGGGAGCGTCGTGTCATGGTTTTTCTTGATGAAAATCCGTCAGTCATACAATGGTCTTCTGAAGAAATAGTGATACCTTATCTCTCTCCCGTTGATCGCAAAGTGCATCGTTACTTTCCCGATTTCTATGTCAAAGTTCGCGATAAAGACAACAAGATACGAGAGATGATATGGGAAATAAAGCCACAAAAAGAGTCAGTTCCTCCTAAGAAAAGATCAAGAGTGACGCAAAAATACATAACCGAAATAGTCACTTGGGGAGTCAATGACGCCAAGTGGAAAGCAGCTCAGGAATACTGTCTCGACCGAAATTGGCAATTCAAGGTTCTCACAGAAAATGATCTTGGAATCAAATAAATATCATTATGCCAATTATAGACAAAAGACAAAGAAGAATAGAAAGAGCGAATTTATCCGCTAGCACACAAAAAGCTAGAGAATGGATTCAAAAAAAAGCGGATGAACTAAAAAGTTCTAGTCGCAGAGATCTTTTGCGCGACACAAAACGCAAAGAAACGGCATTTCATCTTGGCGCAATGTATTTCTTTGTGTATAATCCAAAAACGAAAGACATATTACCAAGATACGACATGTTTCCTCTAGTCATTCCATTTGATAGATTTGGAGATGGATTTCTTGGAGTTAATTTACATTATCTTTCGGTAGGAACAAGATTGGGTCTTCTAAATCAATTGAGTGTGTTTACAAATGACAACAAATATGACGAAAAGACAAGATTTACATTCACATATGCCGTCTTAAAAAATCTTCCAATTGATGCTAAACCAGCAGTGAAAAGATATTTGACATCAAACATACGTTCAAGATTCATAAAAATAGATGCAAGTGAATGGGATATTGCGGCGTCATTGCCTGTTGAAAGTTTCATATATCCTGAAAAAAATAAAAATGCTTCGCCAATCTAAAAGGAAATAAAGATGGCAGATATCAATAAATTTCTATCAGCTATAAACAAGTACTCTGATTTTCAAAGACAAAGTAGATTTCAAGTAAGATTTCCACAAGGAATTCCTGGATCATTATCTTCCGATTCACAACTTGAGTATAAATGTGAATCCGTAGAAATACCAGGTAGAAGTCTCAACACATTTGAACATAGAACCTATGGTCCTGTAGTTAAATATCCAGTACAGTCATTTTTTAGTGAAATAACTTGTATGTTTTTTTGCACAGGAAATATTAGTAAACAACCTCTAACAGGAATGGTAGAAAAAAGAGTTTTTGAAGATTGGATGAATTGGATTAATACTTATCCAGTAACAGCATCACAAAATCCAGCAATTCCATATCATAATTTTAAATACAAGACTGAGTACGCAAAAGAAATTATAATAGAGTGCTTCGATGTAAATCAAGGTCGTAGCTATTCAATTTACATTGTAAATGCGTATCCAGTATCTGTTAGTCCTGTGACAATGAGTTGGACAAGTGAAGAAATAGCTCGTGTTGCCGTATCGTTTAGTTATGACTATTTTTATTATTCAAAAGAATATACTCCTTATGGAAGTAAATCAACTTCAATTTCAACACAACAACCTAGAACAGCACAAGAAAAATTTGAAACTGGAACTGGAAGAAGAGAGAAAGGATAAATCTAAATCATGAATTTACCTAAAATTGATTTGCCAATATATGAGTTTGAATTACCTTCAACAGGCAAAAAACTAAAGTTTAGACCATTTCTAGTAAAAGAACAAAAAATTCTATTGATGGCACTTGAAGAACAAAAAACGGAATCAAATGAAAAATCAATCGTTGACGCCGTAAGACAAATTGTCAAAAATTGTATAGTCGAAACCAACTTTGATATAAATGAAATGTCTTCATTTGACATAGAATATTTCTTCATTCATTTAAGAGCAAGATCAATAAATGAAAAAGTAAATATGTCATTTCGTTGTAAAAATACAGTAGAAGACAAAGAATGCAATAATCTAATGCAGTTTGAACACGATATTTTAAATTCAACCGTCATTGAAAAGAAACCAAATCATAACAAGACAATATTCTTTACAAAAGATGTTGGTGTCATGATGAAATATCCTTCATTCAATGCTGTTGAAACGCTTGCAAGCAAAAACAAAAAAACTTCAATAGAAACTGCTTTGGATATGATTATCAATAGTATCGACTATTTCTTCGATAAAGATGGTATATACTATATCAAAGAAATGGAAAAAAAAGATGTTTTAGAATACATTGAAAATATTCCAAAATCAAGTTTTGACAAAATCGACATTTTTTTCAAAACAATGCCAAGTATAAAATCAAACATTGAACATACATGCAACAAGTGCGGATTTAATCATGTAATACCTTTGGAGGGCCTGACAAGTTTTTTCGCATAAGCCTTGGTCATGAAAGTTTGACAAATTATTTTCAAACTAACTTTACGATGATGCACAATTATCATTATAGTCTAAGTGAACTAGAAAATATGATACCCTGGGAAAGAGATGTCTATGTAATATTGCTAGCCCAGCACATCGAAAAAGAAAATCAAAGACTAAAAGATATGGCAGCACAAAGAAAGTAAAACTACTAGATCAAGGCAAAGATAAAAATGGAAAACGAACAAATCAATAGAAATAGTCCAATAAAAGATTTAGCCGATACTGTTACAGAAAACGTAACAAATACCTATTCAAAGATATTTGGAGATCCATCTGTTGAAAGAAGGGATCAAGAAAAAAGTCGAAACTCTTTCGAAGATGTGAGAAATAATCCAACATTTAGAAATAAACAAGAAGAAAATTTAGGTCTTGCAGGAACAAACAAGACAATACAAAACATGACTAACATGCTAACAGCACTTACTGAAAACTTGGAAGAAAAAGATAGCAACAATCAACCACAAATAAATTTGGAAAAAATGGTTGATTTCTTTAAGAATAATGAAGATGAAAATTCAAATGTTGAATCACCACAATCTTCAATGACTCCACAATCATCTCCAGTTTTACAGTCAACATCATTGCAGCAACAAAAACCAGAAAACAACGTACAAGAACAAAAAAAATCAAATCCACGCGAAGACTTTCACAAAAAAATGTACGATTCCATTTATCAAGCAGCTCTTGATAAGGGACTGCAAAATGCAGATGTTCTTGCGCGACTGGGTGCATCTCAAGCATCGCTTGAAAGCGGGCATGGAAAAAAAATGCCAAAAGATTCAAACAATCCTTTTGGTATAAAGGAAACAAGAGAAAACAAACCCTCATCAACCTCAGCAACTAAAGAAGTCGTTGAAGGAAAAGAGATCAGTAAACGTGAAAAATTTAGAAAATATGAAAAAGTAGAAGATGCCGGAAAAGACTGGCTCAATCTTATTGAAAAAGATTCAAGATACAAGGATGTTTTACAATCAAAAGATTTCAAAGCTGCAACTGATGCTTTAGGCAAATCTGGATATTTTACAGCAGATCCTGGAAATTATTTAAAGGATATAAATTCAATTAGTGAGAAATACGGAAAAAATATTCCAAAGCCACAACCAACCCAAATGGCGCAACAACTACCACAAAAAGAAGACACGCCCAATCGACCATTGACAAATGAATTGCCAAAAGAAGTTGCTCAAGTTCAACCTCAAGAGGTAAAACCACAACTACAATCAACTTTCTTTACTCCTGGCGAACAAAACTACGGAAAAGTGACTTTGAATCCTCA